AACCCTCTATACCCCCTAAAACGGATATAAACCATACATCCCCATCTTCTACCTCTGTTAAAGATGAAGACCAAGAAGAGGAAACAATGGATATTGAGGACTTATTATGACAAACAAACAAAAAGAAGGAATCCCTGCTATTGAAAATATAGCGAAAAGAGAACTAAGTAAACAACAAAGGCAGTTAGTAGATGCATACCAAAATCATGATAAAGTGATTGTAACCACAGGTCATGGGACGGGGTGTACATCTTGTCTCTCTTGGATATTGATTAATGAGGTGGTGTTTAACAATAATCGTGTAATAACAATAGCATCAACAACACAAAACACACAGGATATATTCCACAAAATAGAAGAAAGACACATTGCCACAATGCTCATAACAAAGACGTTACTTAATAATGCTGCAATAGTAACAGTATATGAACCAGAAAAAAAGGATACCAATTTTAGTGGAAAACAGGTGTATTTATTAGACAACGCTTCCGCACTCCAAAAACAGAGTATACCCTCACATAACACAAAAGTCGTGATGGTGGGAGTCCCTATAAGAAGTAATTCACATTTTCATAATATTTCAAAAGATACCTCATGGAAAAAATTATGCTTTTCAGCAGAGGATAGCCCTTTTGTCGATAAAAGTTGGGTATCATATGTGGAGCGTAATTTTGGGAGAGATTCTGCTGTATTCAAAAAACGTGTTCTAGGGGAATTTCCCGAGACATATAGAGGACTTATTATGACAAATAAACATAAAGAAGCAGTAAAGTCGAGAAATAATTTTATAATATGTAATAACTTAGAGAATATGTATAAGGTACAGGAGGTGTATTAGCTAATGTCTATTAACAATAACCAAGAAAAACTAATGACAATATTAGCTAGGTGCAAAAAAGACGTACCTTATTTTGTTGAGAAGATGATGGGTGTAAAACCCACGTTTCAACAAAAGGAGATATTAGATATGTATTTAATACATAGCAGGCTAGTAATAGTCTCTGGGCATGGTATAGGGAAATCATCTGCTTTGTCTTGGCTCATAATACACGCACTACTGTTCACTAAAGAAATAACAGTCCCTTGTTCCGCTCCGACCTCAGCAGCTATCAGAGACATTTTGTTTCGGGAGGTTCGCAAATGGGTAGAGAAAATGCCTATCTATCTAAAAAAACAGATAGAAGTGACGACAAAATACATTCGCTGGGTTGATGAAACAGGAAACCCATCTGCTAATAGAACCGTCCTCCCTAAAACAGCAAAAGTAGGGCAAGCACAAGCTTTAGCTGGGATGCATTCAGATGTTGTGCTGACACTTATTGATGAAGCTAGTGCGGTCGAACCCGCTATTTTTGAGGTATTAGAGGGTACTTTAACTGGTAAAAACTCGAGAATTATACTTATAGGGAATCCAACAGTTCGGGCAGGCTATTTTTATGAAGCTTCCAGAGACAAAACAGGTCTGTGGAAAAAATTACATTTTTCCTCTGAAGACAGCCCAAACGTAGATATGAAATGGATTCGGGAAATGGAAGATAAGTATGGGAGAGAGTCTAATATATTTAAAGTTAGGGTTCTTGGTGAGTTCCCAGCTTCGGGGGAAAACACGTTTATGAATGCGATAAACCTAGATTCTGCGTATGACAGGGAGCAAGAGGTTCATGAAGGCTTTCAAGGTAAAAAACTTGCAGGGTTTGACCCAGCGAGATTTGGAAATGATGCATCTGCCTTAGTAATTCGTTCTGGATTTAGCATAGATTACATAACCCAATGGAGAAATAAGGATTTAATGGAATCTGTAGGGTTAATAAAACAAGCGTATTTAGAGCAAGCATTTGAGGTGATATTTATTGATGTTGTGGGATTAGGTGCAGGGGTTTATGACAGACTTAAGGAGATAGGTATACCTTGTGTAGCTGTTAATGTGTCAGAGAGTACCTCTTCAAAAGAAAAATATGTTAGATTAAGAGATGAGTTATGGGATTTAGGAAAAATAGCATTTGATGAAAAGAGAATGAGTGTTAATAATAAAAGTATATCAAGAAAGAAATTTTCAGAGTTAGCAGATGAGCTTGGTGTAGTGCGGTACGACTACCAAAATGGTAAATTAAAAATAGAATCAAAAGCGGATTTAAAGAAAAGAGGTGTACAATCCCCTAACTTAGCTGATGCGTTCCTTATGACCTTTGCTAATGATTTGGGTATTTCCTCTGTAGTACAAAAAGCCAAAGCTATACCACTACACAGGGGTAATGGCAGAGGTCATATATTAGGATAAAATTATGAAAAAATTTGAACAGTGTCCCCACAAAATATACATTAAATGTATAAGAAAGAGTAATGATGCTTGTAAGCATTGTGATGAAAAAAAGAGCAAAAAGCCAGTTTATTCATTTGACATTAACGAAAAGTAGAGTATATTCCTTGTTAAGACTAAAATAATAACAAGGTATTTCTATGGAAGGTTTATTGAATGTAAAATCAGCAGAACAGGTACAAAACGAGGAAGATGAAGCGAATAGACCTATTCCCATACTCCCTAAGTATCATGACCCTTTGGCTCATTATATTCGGAGTGGCTTTTCACAAGCAAAGGAAGCTAGAAGGCAATCCGTAGGCAATGAAGACTCTATAGATATTATATTCGAGCAATCCCAAAGACAAATAGATTGCGTATATGACCCAAGTATCTTGTCGGCTATTAGGGAAATGGGTGGTAGTGAAGCTTATGAACCCCTAACAATACAAAAGAGTCTAGCCACAGAAGCATGGTTAAGAGATGTATTATCATCCGCTGAAAAGCCTTGGGGTTTAGAGAACACACCTATACCCGACCTACCAGAAAATATGTTAGCCCAAATAGAGAGAGAAATGGAAGAGCATTATGAGAAAGACATACCGCAGGATATAAAAGAATCTAATGACCCAAAAGCACAAGAATATATAGAGCAAAAAATGTTCCAAGACTCTAGCCAAAGAAGAGATGATGTAATGGCAGGGCAAATTCAAGAAGCAAAAAAATCCTGTGAGAGAATGGAACGATACATAAATGACCAGTTGGTGGAAGGTAGGTTACCACAAGCACTAAATGAGTTCGTTGAGAATTTAACAAGAAAACCTATCGCCATACTAAAGACAGGATATTCACAAACAGAGACAAAAACAGTTAATGTGAGAAATCAAGAAACTGGAGCTATAGAAACAAGAGTTGTTAATAAGAAGATAAGAAAATTTACAGCACCAAGACCAGAAGATGTGTACTTCCAAGCAGGAGCTTTGGATATTGAGAATGGTGATTTATTTGAGATAGCTAGGTTCCATGCATCTGAAATACAAAAATTAAAAAATACAAATAATTACAGGGCTAAAGCTATCGATGCCGTACTAGAAGAGTATGGTCGTGGTGGTTTAAGAGAATGGACAGATAGAATACATGAACAATCCGAAGCTATATCGGGTATGCCTTTTGCGGGCAACAGTTATAATGGAGAGATTGATGCGGTACTGTATTATGGTAAAGTACAAGGTACTTATTTAAAAGAGTGGGAAATACCTAATATCACAAATGAATTTGAATTTTACCCTATAACAGCGATGTTAATAGGGAATTATGTGGTTATGGCTACTATCAACCCTGACCCATTAGGCAGAAAACCGTACTTCGTAACCTCATTAGAAAAGAAAGCAAAAAGAATCTACGGTAGAAGTATACCACAAAAAGTAAGAGAAGCTCAAAGAGCAGCAAATATAGCAAAAAGGGCATTGGTTGATAATTTAGCAATAGCATCTGGGTTTCAGGCGGTGGTTAATGTTTCTGCACTAGCAGAGGGCGAAGCAGAGAATATAGGTTCAATATACCGTGGGAAGATATGGCAAACTACAGATAGACCATCAGGCTCTGACAACAGACCAATAACTTTCTTCTCTCCTAATATGATGTCAGCTGAATTAACAAATGTATTACAAAAATTTTATAACGACGCAGATAGGAGTTCGGGAATCCCTGCATATATACAAGGGGATGGTACCGCTACTAAGTCAGGAGCATTAGGAACGGCAAAAGGACTGGCATTAATGCTATCTGCTTCAAGCAAAACAATGAAACAAATAATTTATAATATAGATGATGATATATTTGTACCAATGATAACAATGTTATATGATATGAATATGAGAGACCCAGAAGTCCCAGAGAATTGTAAGGGTGATTTAATTGTCAGACCTAGAGGAGCTTCTTCCTTAGCGGTAAAAGAACACCTGCAAGAACAAAGAGCTATATTCTTACAGACTGCATTAGGCAATCAAAAGATTATGGAAATCTTAGGGGATAAAGGGTTAATTGTCTTATTAAGAGAACAAGTTAAAGGGCTTGATTTACCACCTTATGCAGTAATACCAAGCGACCAAGAATTAGAATCAGGTAGGAAAGAAGAGTACGAACAAATGTTTGCCCAAGTTATACAATTAGCTATGGAGAACCAAATGATAGACGAACAAACAGCACAAATGCTAATGAATCCAGAAGCTGTTTTAATGCAACAAGAGGGACAAAATGAATAAAGATAAGTTGACAAGAGAAGAAATTTACGCTATAAAGAGAATGACAGGTGTTAATGATTTCAATAAGTTTATTGAATATATAGAGAGACAAAGAGATGTTTTGAGAGAAAGAGACGAGGTAGAAATGGATATGAATAGAAGTCTTGTCTCAAAAGGAAGTAGGCAGATGCTTACACAGATTTTAGATATTATAAAAAATATTGACAAAACTTTTGATAAAGTCAAAGAATTTTGAGGCTCTTTGAATTAAAAGTTGTTAAATAGGTTAAACTACGAGAGGCTTAACCAAAAAGAATACAAGTTCGCTTACGAAAGTAAAAACGAACAAGGAGATGGATTATGGGTGGATTACCAGAGCAAGTATTACAGAAGGATAGAGATGCACAGGAAGCTATCAAAGCGTTAGAACAGAGTACAGGGGAGTCAACAACACAGAGTGTTATTGAGCCTGTTATTCCTCAAACACAAGAAGTAGCTAAAGACTTACAAGCGGAGTTAGACAAAAAGACACATAGTTTTGATGTCGAACGTGGACGACTTAAAAAGCGTATAGAAGAGCTTGAGGGGAATGTTGCAACAAAAGATTCTGATTTAGAAGCAAAGCTTTTATTAGCCCAAAAGGAGGCGGAAGAGGCAAAAGCTAGGTTAGATGAAATTGAGGTAAATAAAGAACAACAAGACCTTTTTTCCAATGAGGAGAGAGAAGACTTAGGTAGTGAATATGTGGATATGGCAACTAAGATTTCTAATGACACAGAGGAACGTTTGACTAAGAAGTTTGAAGCTCGTGAGAAAGTATTAACAGACTTGATAGAAGACTTGAAAGGTAAAACAGACCAAAGTTCAGAAGCTGTATTCGGACAACAAGTGTTGAGTAAACTAGGAATGAGTTCGGATGAATTTGCAACGATGGACAATGACCCTTTATTTAATAAATGGTTAGAGAACAAAGATGGTTTTTCGGGAAGAACTGTAGGAGCTAGTTTAGATAACGCTTTCGATAGTGGGGATTCTGATGCAGTTGTGAGCATAGTAAAGGCTTACAAAAATCAAAATCAACAAAAGGTTTCAAATTCAGTTGAGTTACCAAAACAGGTAAACAACATTAATGTAGGGGTACAACAAACCCCACCAAGTACAGATTATACGACAATAGCAACTCAGTTTGCAAATGGGGAAATAAATAGGGAGCAGATGATAAGTCTGACAGACCAATTAGATAACCAACTACGACAGGAGATAGGCTAGAAAAAGTATAGTTTGCTATTTGGGAAAAGGGTAAGGAGAAAAAGTAATGAATTATCCAACAGCAGCAGGAACAACTGACTTAGCGTCATTGATTCCAACAATCTGGGCACCAAAAGCTCAAATGAAGTTCTATAGTCGTACGATTATGGCACAAATAGCAAATACCGCATATGAAGGATTAATTTCAAAACAGGGTGATAAAGTTACAATTAATAACACACCAGATATTACTATCAATGACCACGTGATGGGGCAAGATTTGAGTTATGAGCAACCAACACCATCTGATGTGGATTTATTGATTGATAAAGGTAAATCATACAGTTTTGCAATTCCAGATATAGGAAAAAAACAATCAATTATCAATTTTCTTGAAGATTGGAGCGAAGATGCTTCAAAACAAATGAAGATTGCTATTGAGCGTTCTATCTTTGCGGACGTTTATGCAGATGCAGCAGCGTTGAATCAAGGTGCATCAGCAGGTAAATTATCTGGTGATATAGACTTAGGTTCTTCTGGGTCTCCAGTAGCATTAACTAACAGTAATGCGGCGGAATTGATTATTGAAAGAGCTGGTGTAGTTCTTGACGAACAAGATGTTGATGATGACAATCGTTGGATTGTTCTCCCAGCATGGGCTTGTGCAAGACTCAAAACAGACTTGAAAGACGCTTCAATGACTGGTGATGGAAAATCAACTATTCGTACAGGATTAGTGGGAATGGTAGATAGATTCAAAGTATATCAATCGAACTTACTTTATAAAACAGTAGCTGATTCAGCTGACAATGTTTTATTCGGAACAAACCAAGCACTTACTTTTGCTTCTCAACTTGTTATCAACGAGAGCGTAAAAGCACAAAGTACTTTTGGTGATTTATTCCGTGGATTACAAGTTTATGGTTATAAAGTTGTAAAACCAGAAGCAATGGGTCGTTTATATATTGATAAAGCATAAAACAACCCCAATTCCCTAGTGGAATTAGGTGCGAGGGTTGATATATTCAACCCTCTGCGTTTTTTATAAATAAGAAGATAAGGAGAAATTCAAAATGGCAGCAACAGTAGATATTAGACCAACAATTACAGCAGCATCATTTCTTGATGTTGGTAAAGCTTATAAGTTAGAAAAAGAGATTGATTTCGCAACAGCATCAAACCAACTTGCTCAAAACGAAACAATGGCGATTTTTGACATTCCAGCAGATGTAATCATTGAAAGAGCGATGATTAAAGTTTTAACAGCTGATACAGATGTAACAGATGTTAATTTAGGTATTTCAACAGATGGTTCTACAGATGATACACTTGTAGACGGAGCTACATTAGGAACAACAGGGTATAAACTCGGTGGAACTAATGCGGTTTTAGGACAAGTTACAGCAGCATCTAACCAATTAGTGCTTACAAACATTGATGCAGACACAATTAATGGAGCAAAAATTGAAGTTATAGTTGTATGTAGAGCAGTTTAGTGCTATATTAGACTACAAAAGTTTTGAGACCCCCCGTGTCCTCTTGACGGGGGTGTTCTCTTTTTTAATGAAAGAGGGCAAGAGGAGATTGGATTATGAGTAAAGATTTAGAAAGAAGGTATATTAAAAACGTAGGGACAGGGGTAATTTTAGATTGGGCTGAAAACCTATCTAAAAGAGAAGATATGTTTGAGTGTGATATAAATGGCGTGGTGGTTGTAGAACATCTTAAGGTCGAAGATGCACAGACCGTTAAAATGCTAGAAGAAAAAGTTAAAGATTGCGACAGATTGTCAAAAGAAAATGCAACTCTTAAAAAAGAGATAGAGAAGTACAAAGCAATGTATGGAACTAAAGAATCAGCACTACCTACTAGAACGGTAAAAAAAGAAGATGTACCTGTGAAAAAAGTGGTA